ACACACCCTTTTTTAAATTTGGTCTTCGGTCTGGTACAGAACCAACCGCAGAAATTGGACAGTATCTTGAGACTATGAGTTATCAAGTCTATCGTAAGCTTATTAGTACTAACCTAAGAGAAACAATCTATCAAGCAATTCAGAATTTAATTGTAGTTGGAGATTGTTTAGTACATGAGATGGATGACTTTAAGTTTAGAGTTACCCGTCTAGATAACTATGCTATACAGCGTACCGTTGCTGGAGATGTCAATGAAATTATTCATATTGAATATGATCTTGTAGATCCAGAAGCAATTAGTCCACACTTCTCCTTACCCGAATCCGCTAAGAGAGGTTACAAAAAAACATATTGTCAATATCTCAAGGAGGACAACCTATGGAAGTACAAAAAGGAAGACGGCGATGGGAACCTACTGACAAGCGGTGTCTACGAAGTATGTCCTGTGACGGTACTACGGTGGTACGGCATACCCGGAGAAAACTACGGGAGATCGCACTGCGAAGATATCCTAGGCGACCTATCAAGTCTTGATGGTTATACTAAGGCATTGCTTGATGGCATGGCAGCAGCCTCAGCCTTCTGGATGGGTATTGATCCATCCGGTATTACTGAGGTAGACGATGTTGCTGATGCACCCAATGGCTCATGGATTCCCGTGAGACAAGCAGATGTATTCGTACTGTCACCATCACAGACAATGAACCCACAGATCTCAGCCGCTCAGACCGCTGTTGAAACTATGCGTAGAGAGATTGGTCAGGCATTCTTAATGTCTGCCTCCTCACTACCAAGTGGCGACCGCGTGACTGCTACTGCTGTTCGTATGATTGGTTCTGAACTTGAGACAGTCTTAGGTGGAGCATTCAGTGCTATCGCTAGAGATCTCATGGAACCAATTGTCAAGCGATCTGTATTCTTAATGATTGAAAAAGAAGAACTTGATACAAGAATGTATGAACAGTTCTTTGATGCTGAAGGTGTACTATCTATTGAAGTAATTACTGGTCTTCAAGCCTTGAGTCGTGACACTGATTTACAAAAGCTTATGCAGATGGGCGATATGGTTCGCAATCTACCTGAGCAAGCAGCCGCTGCATTTAAATGGGAAGAGTATGCTAGAGCGTTGATTACTTCTCTTGGCTTTGATGCCCGTAATTGGGTACGCTCAGCTGAAGACATTCAACAAGAGCAGATGATGCTACAGCAGCAACAGGCTCAGCAGCAGATGGCTCAGGCTTCCACACAGGCAACTGCTGGAGCAATGGGTAACATTATGGCACAGGCAGGACAACAAGATCTCGCACAGAATGGTGGACAGGGTATCATGCAGGTTCTTCAGAACTCTGGTGCTGACATGTCTGCATTTACAGGAGGACAACCTAATGGCTAAGAAAGTTAATAAGGCTAGTATGCCTTGCAACAAACCTCGCAAGTCTCCTAACCCCAATAAGAAGCGGGTAGTAAAGGCTTGTGCTAATGGGCAAGAGAAGATCATTCATTATGGAGCAGCAGGATATGGTAACAACTATAGTCCTGAAGCTCGTAAGTCTTTCAAGGCTAGACATAAGTGTGATTCCGCAAGTAATAAACTCACTGCTAAATACTGGGCATGCAAAGACCTATGGGGTGGACCCGGTAAGTCTAAGACATCATGCCCTAAAAATAGAAAATGTAAGTAATGAGTTCAAGTAAAGCATTACAACAGCAGCAATTATTAAGTAAAAAATTACAAACTCTGTTGTCTTCTTCTTTAAAAAAAACAACTGAACTTACAGTTGCTTTAGACACTAAAGTTAAAACTACACAGTTTGAAGAAATGTTAGCAGAAAAAGCAGCCTTGGTGCATACTCATTCTGTAGCTGATATTATAGGACTAACTGGTGGATTGACACAAAGTGTCAATGTGCAGACCTTTGACAGTAGCGGTACTTGGACGAAACCTGCGGGAGCAGTAACAACAACCATTGTCATGTCAGGTGGAGGAGCAGGAGGTATGTATTCAACTACTGCTGCCGGAGGAATTGGTGGAGCAGCGGGTGAACCGTTTGTGATCTCCGTAGCTTCAAGCACATTGGATGCCACCGAATCCGTAACTATTGGAGCAGGTGGAAACGGTGGTATTGGTTCTCCTGCTACAGCACCGACATATGGAGCAGCAACTACTTTTGATAGGTTTATTGCATTAGGAGGTGGCATTGGAACCAGTGCAACCACCGGGTGTCAATACAGAAATATTCAAATCCTTGGATCATCATCAGTCAACGCTTGGGGTGGCGGTGGTGCAGTACTTCAGGGCGGTAGAGTTGGTGGTTTAGGCGCAGGTGGTGGAGCAGGTGGTTCCACAGGATCAGGAAACGGCGCACAAGGTGGTTTAGCGAATACTTGGACTTACCTAAACAACGGAAGTACCAACGGTATTCCGGGTCAAGCAGGTGGAGCGGCAGGTGGAGCAACCCCAAGTGGAGCAGGTAGCGCAGGAACAATAAGTGTTTATGGCTTCGGCTCCGGCGCAGGTGGTGGTGGTGGCACAAATGCTACGAACCAACAAGGTGGCGTAGGTGGCGCAGGAATCCGTGGATCCGGCGGCGGTGGTGCGGGACGATCAGGCTCACTTGCCGTTGGCGCAAATGGTGGTAAAGGTGGCAATGGATTTGCAATCATTACAACGGTGTGCTACACATGATATATAAATACGCAATTATTCAATCAAGCATTGTTTGGACTATTATTGTGTGGGACGGTATTGCGCCGTGGTCACCACCTGAAGGCACTGAACTACTACAACTTGCTGACGGCGAACTATGTGATAGTGGATGGACATACGAAGCAGGTTCAACTCCAAGATTTATTCCTCCTATTAATATTCCTTAATTATAGAAAGCACATAATGGCTAAAGCTAAACCCAAAGCTAAGGATGCTTGCTATAGTAAAGTCAAGTGGTAAAACATGGCAAAGAAAACATACAAATGTAACTGTGGTAAGACTACCACATGCACGGGCAAAGACGCTACAAAGATAGTGTACCCAAAGAAAGATAAAAAATAATGATTCATACACACACAATGTCACAGTTAAAGACTGTGCAAGAGCAACTAAAGTTATTACGTCCTAGTACTTCTAACTTTGCAGTAGTAGCTGTTGGTAGTTTAACAACTGAAGTACCAACAACAAGTTTTCCAACTCCAACGGGAAGTCCAATTGGTCATACCTTTGCAGTCATTCCAGCCTCTACATTAAATTATTTAAAATTAATTCCTTTTATTAGTGTTGCCACTCCTAGCGCACACGCAATTAGAGTCACTGGTTATTCATTAGCAGACTCTGGTTTTTATGTACCACAGTTATTATTCTATGGTACTATCTCTGCTGTAAGTGCTACAGCTTCAACAATTAACAGTCAGTCTGTATATGTAGCAACTACTATCAATAAAACAGAAGGTGATGCAAAAATTTACAATGCTGCAACTAGTAAGTCAGCAGCATTTGTTCTTGTAGATACCTTAGGTTGTCAGTATATTAAAGTTGAGTTTATTGGGGCATCAGGTAATGCCAATGCTTTCTATGGAGCAATGTAATGCATCGTAATCGAACATGGACTTTAGATCCTCCTGAATGGAGGACACAACGGAATCGTTTACTTCCTATAGAGGGAGGAGATGGTTCTACATTAAACTTAGATTTTACTACGGGTGTTCTTGATCCACGATTGACATTTACCCGCGCTTCCAATGCCACGTTTATAAACTCAAGCGGTTACGTTGAATGGACAAAATCAAACTTATGGCTAAGAAGTAATGAGTTAGCCAATGCATCTTGGACTGCTCTTAACGTAACTCGCGTTAGTTCGACAGATCCGAATGGTGGCAATACAGCAACTGAGATAATTGAAACTGCTGTTAACAATATTCATACATTGATTCAAGCGGTTGGAAGCATTCGTGGTATGAGATATACCGCTAGTGTGTACATGAAAAAAGGTGTTAATCGAACCGTTGGATGGATACGAGACAACAACCTAGGTAGTGACGCACTTATATTTTACACCTTAACCGGGAGTGGTTCCTATTCGATTGCTAATGCAGGGTATGGGATTACCGGAAGCATCGAACGTGTTGGAACTACCGATTGGTATAGGTGTGTATTTTCAATTACTTGTGCTACTGGTGCTGATGCAAACATCCAACTAGGAACTGCTGAAAATACTAGTTACGGGTCATGGTCATTTCTTGGCGTTGTTGGTAATAGCATTCATGTTTGGGGCGCACAAGCCGAAATGGGATTTGTTGCTCGACCTTTAATTGTTACTACCTCAGCAGCAAAATATGATGATCCTCGCTTCGACTATAGCCCTACAAACATTGGGCAGCCAAAGGGACTGCTGATTGAGGGGCAGACGCAGAATGCGCTGTTTTACTCGCAAGATGTGACGCAAGCCACTAGGTGGACTATTCAGGGTGGGATTCCAGCGTCCTATACATCTGTTTCTGCAACTGGCGGGACTGCACCCGACAATACAAATACCGCCAATCTTTGCACGGAAACAAGTGGTTCTTTATCTCGGTCGATTTATCAGGGTCTTACCGCAGCAGCGGGAACCTACACGGCTTCCGTATGGGTAAAAGCTGGGACTGGCAGTACGCGATACATCCGACTTGTACTTCCATCTGCTGCTGGAAACTTTGTTTATGTGACAGTTAATACTGCTACTGGTGTAATAACACAAGCCGCAGCAGTTGGAACAGCAACAGCAGCTAGTGCTACTGTTACTCCATATCCCAACTCTTGGTATCGCATACAATTAACTGGAACACTTGCAGCAACTGTAAGCTTTGTGTTTATTGTTCCATTAGATTCTGCTACGCCTTCCGTTAACACAAGTGATTATGGACGAGAAGCCTATATTGGTAACGGATCTTCGTTCTATGTATGGGGCGCACAAATTGAGACAGGCTCCGGCGCATCCTCCTACATCCCTACGGGTGCGAGTCAGGTCACGCGGAATGGAGATGATTGTAAGATTACTGGGACTAACTTTTCTTCTTGGTTTAATAACACAGAAGGCACTTGTCTTTTTGTGGGTGACAATTCATTTGTGCCAGCACCAAGTAACTTTGCAAATAGTTGGGGATTAATTAGTGCTGCAAATAGTTTACGAATAAGTAACTACACCAGACACACCGATGGAAGACTTGGAGCATCAGCGCGTTATTTATCAAATCCAGCAAATGCTCTCACTTTTGACTCACCATCAGGATCTCCAACCAAAATCACCACAACCGCCGTTTATAAAACTGCATTTGCATTGAAGACAAATGATTTCGCTTACTCGGCAAACGGAAACACTGTTGGACTTGGTGAAGCAGCTGGTACATTTGAAGCTGTTACATCCCTTGAGTTTGCACGAGATGGCATACGAAACGGACACATAAAACAATTTAAATTCTTTCCAACACGACTTTCTAATTCACAATTACAACAACTTACTTCACCTGACTATGTTGCACCTACTCTGAATTTAGATTTTTTAAGTATGTCTAGCCATACAGATTTAATAAATAGTGGTTTAACTTTTAGTAGACCAAGTACTGCAACCTTTGTAAATTCACAGGGATATGTAGAGTATGCAGGTGCAAACTTAATAGTCTCAAGTGAAGCTATTGAAATTGGCACAGGAAAATGGACTCAAGTTGGCACTGCGTCTGTTTCAATTGATTCAGCCATACTTACCCCAAATGGCAATCCGGGTACGGCAAAGGTAACTGGAACTACTACTGGCTCTCACAGAATAGTTTCTAATGCAATTCAGATGAACCGACAACAGCACACACTTACTATGTGGGTTCGCGGAGGAACAAGTCTACAAACAAATATTGGTGTTTATGATGGCACTAATTTTTGTCCATATACTGCCACAATTGTAAGCGGTCCGGGAACCCTCTTTGCGGGTGCAACTCAACTTACGATTAGTGGTTTAACTACTGCTTGGACAAAAATACAAGTTGTTCTTACCCCAGTTACAGATAGTCCATTTAATATTTTAGTATATCCGGACAATAATGGGACGAGTAAAGATGTATATCTTTGGGGTGTACAAGTTAATCCGGGTGCAACCGCCCAGACTTATTATCCTACAACCACAACTGCATATCACGCCCCTCGGTTCGACTACAGCCCTACGACCATTGGGCAACCAAGAGGATTGTTAATTGAAGGGCAGACGGCGAACCTATGTACATACAGCAACGACTTCAACAACGGTGCTTGGGTAAAAGATGGTGCATCGACTGGTGGACTCGATCCCACAGTTGATGCCTCATATTCGGCAACAGGTCCAGACGGCGCATCGACCATTACGCGAATTGTTTTTAACAAAACTAATGGAGTGTTCTCTCGAATTAGACGACAGATCAATGTGTCAAATGCCACCTACACCATGTCGTTGTGGATGAAAGCAAACACAGCAAATGGTGCAGCAAGTACTCAAAATGTTGGCTTGAGAATGGGATCAAGTGCTGGAGTTAACTGCGTTGTAACTACAATATGGCAACGGTTTACTCATACCTTTGCAGTTGTAGACGGCAGTGCTGAGTTCCAAATTATGCTTTGGGATAACATTACTGGTCCACCAGCCAACAGCGAAACCGCAGATGTTCTTGTCTACGGCGCACAACTAGAGGCTGGCTCCGGCGCATCCTCCTACATCCCTACGGGTGTAACTGCTGGTGGAGTCACGCGGACTCCTGATCTGTTGGCAGTAACTAGCGCAACAACAATGGGTTTGAATACCTCAGAGGGAACCTTCTTTGTGGAAACGGAACTTCCCCGCGCTGGAACAACTAGCCCAGCACAGTTTGGTACTCCTTATGCAAACGGTTCTTGGTTTGGGCATTTCTATGGTGGAGCCGATGCACTTACTTTGACTGCAAATTGGTGGGGTGGTTCATTAGGTGGTTTAACTAGAGGTGGCAATACAAAGTCATTGACAGCATTATCATATGGTGCTTATACTGGTCTAGCATTATCTTTCTCATCTAGTTTAAATGGTGCTTTATCAACAGGAACAATGACTAGTAGTGGTGGTAATAATGCACCAAATCCTGCAACATGGAGTTATATTACACTAGGGTGTAATGCAACTAGTTTGGCTGCACCATCTAGAGATAATTTATATGCTTGTATTAAAAGCTTTAAATATTATCCTGTTAGATTAACTGACGCTCAACTCCAATCAATCACAGCTTAAGAAAGATATCATGGATTATCAATTACGAACAGATACTAAAGAAGAAACCGATGCCGCTCTTGTAGCTGCAGGTATTCTTGCTGAACAAGTACACGAAGGTGTAACAACCCTAGTCCCTACTGGTTTAGTTGCTATTGATTATATCGGCTCAATTTCAAAACCACCAATTACAGATGAAGAAGGTGTTGTTATTACACCCGGCACAACTGACTCACGATTCCATACAAACATCCGTGTTTGTTTTGAGATGACGGAAGAACAGATTGAGTTGCTTCCTGTTGTTGATCCCTCACCAGCGATTCCCTATCGCGTATTCGCATAAGAAAGGAATACTATGAAGAAGAAACCAGCTAAGAAGATGATGGATAAGAAGATGGATAAGAAGATGGCAGTTAAGAAAGCCGCCTCAAAGAAGAAGCCTTATTAAATTTAACGAAAGATACACAATATGAATGAAGAGACTCCCGATATGATGGAACAATCCTCCGAGACTCCAGTCATGTCTTCGGAACAATCTCTTACATCGACTCCAGAGGATGCTCAGCTTGCTCGTGAGAAAGTAGCCTTTGATGCTTATGTAAGAAACCAAGGTATGGCTGTCCCTGAAAACTTCAAGGATGCCGGAGCTTGGTTTGAGAGTTTAAAGACTGCTCAAAAAGGATACACTCAGTCACGACAAGAAGTCGCAGACCTGAAGAAGAAGTATGAAACAACCCCGTCAACTACTAATCCAGTTACGGGACAACCTGTGGTAGAACCTGTGAAGGAAGTAATTCCTTTGCTACCAGAGGTCTTAAAGATTCCAGAGAACAAGGTTGAAGAGGTAGCCAAGGTAGAAAACATCCCGGCATCCTCAGATGATTGGAAGCAGTGGACCATTGAGTTCACAGCTAACAATGATCTCTCGCCTGAAACATTGGAAGTCATTAAGAAGAAGACTGGTCTTCCTGATTATGTTGTTAATGAATATATGCAGGGACAGAAGGCTAAGATTGAGATGGCTTATACTAAGGCATCTGAGTTGGTTGGTGGTCGGGACGAGTTGAGTAAACTCTTTGTCTGGGCTAGCAAGAATCTCAGTGCTGCAGAACAAGCTTCAGTCAATCAGAACCTAGCATCGGCATCTTGGGATGTAGCCCTCTATGGGCTTCAGGCTAAGTATGCTAAGACCACACAGACAAGCAAGGGTGCAGAACCCAAGCCAAGTGCAAAGGGGCAGATCCCTATTGCATCGACTCAGCAGGGAATCACTGCTTACCAAACTAAGCGGGAGTTCTCTGCAGAGCGTAATCATCCGGGCTTCAACAACGATCCTAAGTATCGTGCATATGTTGAGCAGCGGATGATGCGTACTAACTTTGAAAAATTACCCAAATAATCCGTAGCAAGACAGCGGATCGACTGAGGTTAGCCAAAGGGTAAATCCCCCTTTATGGTAATGGATGACCCTTGGCTAAACTCACTCAACAAAAAGACTCCCTTAGGAATAATCGAACGGTTGAGAATTTTTTGTCTTACAATTTGATATGAATGATATGATCTTTTTTAAGAAAGAATATTACAATGGCTTTTACTAATACAAATATTGCTGCTGCTGACTTTACACTTCCGCGTACTGGCATTTCAGATAATACTTCGGGTGGATCAAATCCACTTAATAAGCTCTGGTTGCCACTTTGGTCGGGCGAAGTAATCAATGCATAT